CATAATGTTCGAGTTGTTTTGCACCATGTTGAAGTCTTACAAGATACTGCCATTGTCGCAGAAACCGTTCGAGGCCAAGGACCTGATACGTAGTTGTGTTAAATGTAATAAGAAGGCAAAGAAAGAACACTCATATTGCTCAAATTGCGGAACTAAGATATAAGTTGAGAAAGGGACCACGTGGTCTTTTTCTCAATTTTAGTATTTATACAAAGTCATCGAATTCTTTCTGTGGTATCAGTGTGTAAGTAAACCGTCCTTTGTTGGTCTTCTCTACCTGCTGTTCACATAATTTTATGAACTCGACATGTTGGTTCTTCGACGCGAACACTTGGCAACCCTCAGACCAGTTATCGACTTTAGATGTTATTCCTGTTTCTCCAGCATGATGTATGTTTATACCTATGCCCTGTGTGAATGGTGTTTTATCGCCGGGCATGTCATAATTTGTGCCTGCCGGAGTGTTTCGAATCTGTGACGTGGTCGCCTGTACTAGCGCTTTATGTTCTGGCGCTATGCTTCCATCTTTTTTTGTTTTACCACCTTGTTTTCCAGTCCTGTTCTGGTGAAATCCAATTTTCCACTTGTCCTTGTATTGTGCATATACAATCATCGCAACTCCACCATTTTTTGCCGGAAGATGTTGTGAACCCGGTTCATAGCCCGGAGTCGTAGTAATCTTATAATCATCATATAACTGCCACTTACCGGCATCGTCTTTAAAGAAAACCCAACACGTGTCATCGAACTTATTTGTTATCGTTCCCTTATCTTTCTGTGAATTACGTATTCCGACGATGTTCAAATGATATGTATCCTCAAACACGTCATATTTCTGTGACTTGAGATACTTAACCATTTTATCTACTTTCTTATCGTCATCACTTGTAGACTGTTTAGGTGCAGGCTGTACCACAGTATCCGGTTTACCGTCTGTCGGCGGTGGAGAGTATTCATTCTTTTCCTGTATATTTTTCTCCTCACTCTTTGGTGCCGGTTTGTAATCTATGGTCGCTGATGTGACATCCAGACCCTTAGGCTTATTTGACTGTTGTATCATATCACCTATTTGAGAATTGACTTCGAAATCCTTACTGCGTATCTTATTATTTTCTATGGCATAGATGTGTTGCGAAAGGAATGTCGATCTCTTTGCTTGGTACTGAGTGAATACGTTAATCAAATCAGGGTTTGCTATACACGGTGCACCGTTGTTTCCGATATACGCATTCATCAGCGTCTGCATCAGTGTGTCGAACCATTCCATCCAATTGCTACCTAACATTAGTTCCTGCGCTGCCTTATCATCACCTAGATATAATGTTGACTGGTTGTCTTTCAGGTTAATTGCTATCTGTTCTTTGGTAATATTGACACCATTGAACTTGTGTATGATGTTCAGTCCCTTTTCGTTCTCTATGAATATCTGTGTATTGTGGTTGTAACACAATGCAATGAACGATGTATATTCATCACCAGAATATGTTTCAACTTTCTTCTGTAGATTTATATTTGAATGCTGTGCATTCACGTAGACAGGGTAATACAGATTGCCGCTAGGGAAAGTAACGTTCACCATCTTGTTCTTGTCTGGGACTTGGAATGAAAGGCCGTTGTTATCCCGAGACGGCTGTGCCCATGGCAGAGCCGAAGTAGGTATCTCGCTTTTCTCTCCGTGTAAGTACGGCACGCGAATACGCACTCTCTGTTTCTTGTCTGGGTCCTCGTTGTCTTCGACAATGCCGAGGAACTCGTTGTGTAATATCAATTCTGAAAAATTATCCATATCGTTAATCGTTAATTATTAATTACCTGTTGCTGCTTTGACAATCTCGTCACCTATCGTCAGACCGACATCTGATTTCAATTGGTCTAGCGCATTCTTATAATAATCCTGGTCTGTATACACGTTATCAGGTATTATTCTTTTTAACCCTACTTTCTTTCCCAAGTCACCGACGAATTGCCTTACAAGCTCGTTTCTCTTCTGTTTTAATCTCTGTGTTGCTAAATGCAATTGGTCTTTGACCGTATTTGAGACCCTGTTGGTTATCTTTTTCGTCAGGTTGTTCAATGCCTTCGTGGGGTCGGATATTAGATTGACCAGAGGTCCCTGTCCTTTCGCGTTGGCGTCATTTATCAAGTCTGCCTCTGTGCCTGTCTTAAACCCGTCGGGATTTCCTGCCGGGGCTAACGGTGCATTGTAGTCAATCAATTCCTGCATTTGTGCTTGTTGTTCTGATAAATCTGGGTCGCCTGTCAATTCAGGATGGTCTTTCGTCTCAGCTTCGTAAGTACTGTATACCGACGGTTTACGCCTATCATTAGGGAAATTGAATACTCTCTGTGGCTTTCCCTTACTTACCGACAGCTCTTGGTATGCTTCACCGTTTTTTCCTATGGTCGTACCAGACGGATTTGTGACCTGTCCGTTGGTACTAGCGTCACCATTGTAACCGACTATGACGACACCCAAGTCCACTACATTATCGTTCATGGCCAGTGAATCCTTAATCAACGGGTTGAACACGTTTCTCGATACCGACTTAAAATATATGTCAAATCCTAGTACCGAATGACCCGGAGCAGTAGCGCCTAAGCCTGCCTGAGTTATCGAATTCTCGAAAGGCTTCGAACCAAAGAAATCGAACTCACAGTCATATAGAGTGTATACTATGCAAGTCACGTTGTTTTTCAATCCGTCAACTATCTTCTGGTCTATCGGGTCGGTAGACTTCAGCTTTGCTATGCTCGTGAGATTCCGTATCTCAGATATTTTAATCTTAAGATTGAACTTCAATAGGTTCTCTGGTATCATCGCACGACCATTCTCATAACTGTATGTGAGGTTGTTGTAAGTGTGTGCAAGGTATGAACTGAACATGGATATGTCCTCATGCAGTTCGACAGTCAATTTGTCTTCACGCCAGTTTATGAATTTCTTTGACAGCGTGTCAAGACCTGATATTGAATTTATATAGTGTTGTTTTATGTATATAGCCTCTTGCCCGTCCTGTTCGACAGATTCCTGTGACTTGAATATCTGCACTATCTTTGATTTGAAATCGTTCAGCACCGGGATACGTGCTATCAGTTCCGAGCGATTCACCCCGCGATTCTGTAGGAACATTTCAGCCTGCTCGAACAACGGCGAGCGCTCGTCAATCTCTACGGTGAAACCCAGATATGTCGGGTCCTCGAACGCAGAATCGTCGTACTTGAAAAGTCCATAACGGAACACGTCCATGTTGCCATCTACTAGGGTTCTTAAGGGTGCATTTATTGGATTCTCGACTGCCATCTGTGTTAAACAATATTTTTATTATATACTAATTTTTCTTATATCTCTTATATCTCGCCGAATGTTAACTCGCGCTTGACTATGTTAACGAACTGGTAAAGCGATGTGCCGTTCCATTCGTATTTAACGCCAGTGACCAGCCACTCACCGTTCAATTTGACGTTCCTCTGGTTTGACTTTACCCCGAGAGACGTGTTGGTGAACAACAGTCTTATCTTCTCGAATCTCCGGATATTGAAATTCGGCAGTGGCAGTACTATCTGCATCACAATCTTCTGTAAATCGTGCAGGTTCTCTGAGTTCTGCATCTTGGCCCAAAGGAAATCCGGGTACATGTTCTTCGTATCTATCTTGTCTAGATAGTGGTTCCTGACGTTCTTGGTGTAAAAGTCAGTGCTACCAGGTTCGCCCTTCAGGAATATCGAGTTATTAGCCGAACCGGAACTGGTTATCGTGTCCAGACCGTACATCTTATATGCTCCTGCCTTGTCCGCCCAGTTACCGTCTATATCGTAGAAATTTACGTTGCGCAGGTAACCCCTCTTTATCGAGATGTCGGTCGACTGATTGAGAATCTTCTCGCCGGAGAAATATACGTTGCTGCCCTTCTGTGATGACTCATTAGTCAATGTCGGCGGTATAGTCTTGTTCGACTCAGTAGAATCGGTCAACACCTTGTTGTTCATTATTGTAGTGTTAATCCACTTTATCTCGGTTATGTCTTGTGACAGTGATTTCTCGACATCTATGTAATTTATGTTATAGTAAAAATCCAAGAAACTCCACACGTACCCGGACTCACCGACCCACGACGTGTTCGCGACGTCTTGTATGAAAGAGTAATAATCCTGTCCAGGATTAATCCACGTCATCTGGTCAGCCGAACCGTCGACATTGCTCATGAGTCCGACGCCTGCATTCGACGCTGTCTCTTTTATCAAATCGTAACTCGTCTTGTTCTCGTATGCCTTGTACTCTGAAATCAACAGGTTTTCGACATTACATATGCCCCACATGTGAATCTTCTTGACCGTACTGTTCCTGACGAGTTCGACACTGTATTTCTGAATCTTGAAGTCCATGAATATGTTTGCAAGTGCCGGGTGATTTGCCGGAATGACTATGGACAATTTCGCGTTGTCTGTCGGAAATCCAATATCGTGCATTACATTATACGTGTCTGTATAACAGACGTAACACATTGGCATGAATTTGTTAGAGTCGATTATCAGTTTGGTAATCGACTGAGACTGTAACTCTACGTCGTAATAATACACCACAGGTAGATTTTTTACTATATCAGCCTTATGCCTGGCATAATCAGGGTTCATGTTCTTGACAGATATGGTTATGTCCTTTATCTTTAGTTTTTCCTTGTTGGGTTTCTGTTTCTGCTCTATCATCGTTATTCTTTATTTTCTTCAAATTATTATGTCATATACTCTTGCAACAATCGTGTTTAAGTACCATCAAAAATTCGGTTTAAGGATGATGGTGCCTTCACCGAAATCAATATTAGTATTCGTCGTCTGTATGATATTCGGTGGTATGTATGTCTTGGCTCTCTCTCTCTCATTTTTTGAAACATTGTCGGATATACGGCTCGGGTCTGTCTTCTGTTGTTTCCCGTTGTTTGCGCCCTTGACCGAGTCTATTATTGCAGATATTACAGCGGCATCAGAACGCGCGGTGTCCAAGTCTTTCTCGTCAACGTAAAATATGGTATCTCCGTCTTGCACTACTAACGGATTCAATATGCCATTAACAGTGCAAAGAACATCTATGGCATCAGTGTTATTATAAATATCGAAACATACCAAGTCCATTCTCATGTTATGCCTCGATGTGCAAGGGAATTTGAATACGGCAAATGGATTGTTGTTCACGACAACTTCGGCGTATAAATCGAACACACCTCCATCTTTCTTCAGATTATTTAAACTCTTTATTATCATATAAACGTGTTGTAATTTTTACGTATCACCTACCGCAGATTTTGCACTTTGTATTGCCTCACTCTCTGTCCACAATAATGCCTGACCTGTATATATAAGCTGATTATTTCTATCAAATACCTGAACTTGTATTTTAGTCCCTATTTTTATTATTTTATATGTGTTAGCTTCCTTACTGTCGTCTTTGGTAGACGGTAGGTTATTGTCAGAATCTTTATTATTCATTCCAAAGTCTGTCGTATTCGGCACGTCATTGGCAGGGTCAGATGCCTTTGGCGCATTTATCTCGCTCTGTTCCTGAGATACGTCCTGTGTGCCCGTATTCTCGGTGCCGGGAATTTTTGCTGACTGGTCTGAAGGTATGTGCAATGACTGCACTTTGTCCGGGGTATCGTAAATTCTGCCCTTACCGTTATTGAACAGTCCAGTCAGTTCGTCGGCGCCTAAAGCCCTACCGGCTTTAAGTGTTATACTCACGCTGAGCTCTGTAAACATGTCGTTATAGCCCAGTTCGCCGCCGGCCTTCAATTCTACATTCTCAACCACCAAGTTTCCGCAACTGAACCACGGAAACTTTGGGTTACCTATAGTTATGTGCCACGGCGCCGTGTACATACCAGACAAAGCGCCTACAGCTCCACGTAGCTGCCATTTGTATCTAGTGTAACGTTGTTTGAGCAGCGCAGAACCGACGCTCTTCAAATCGCCCAGAACCGCGTCTATCGCGCCCTGTGCACCGCCGTCTTCGGCCGCTTTCACGATGCCTTTCGCAGCTTCCGCTATTTTAGAAGTAATATCTGTTATGATGTCCGTGAGCCCGTCAACAATCTCCTTGAATAATGCGTCGACATTCCCAGTCTCCATGTCTTTCATTATCCTGTTTAAAGTAGATTTGGCGTTGCCAGTTATATAAAATCTCGAATTGCTCGTGCCCATGTGTACAGCATTGGCTATGATGTCAAGCATGGCTGCCTTCGCATCTACTCCACCAATCTCTCTCATGACGTAAGTTGTTTCGAATTTTATCTTGACATCAGACGATAATCCTGTGCTCAGCTGGTCTTCGCCCGGGTCTGGATTTGTGTCTCTGACATGCGCTTGATATATTATATTGGGGTCACCGTAAGGCATTCCGCCATCGGATATTATCCCGAGTTTTTCGCCTATCTTGTTGAAAACATCTTGGGCCAGCGGCGAACCCGATGCGCTCTTGAACGTGCTCGCTCCTGGGATGCTGTCGAATTCTATGCCTATGACGTCCTGTAAGACTTTCATGAACGTCGTATTGAAAGGTTTCCAATTCTCATGAAATGATACTGATATGGGGTTCTCCTCCATTTTATAATATGCTACCATCGTGTTCAACGGCTTGAGTTGTGTCTTAAAAATATCGTCTGGCACCGGACCGTCGAAACGCCTCAGTATCATCAATCTGTTTGCCGGATAGACACCGAAGTCTTTTAGATATGCGAAATTGAACACGTTCAGTTTCATTGCGTTGTGATTCTGCTGTGTCCAATTTATTATGCTAGATAGCTTTATGTCGCTCTCGTGCTCAGGGTTAGACACATGAGAACTGAAATCATTAGTAGTCGAATTGCCCTGGTAATTGATGAACTGTCCCTCGGACTGTTGTGAGTTTACGACGGTGTATTTTACAGTCTTGTTTTCTCTGGTATTTTTGTCAAGTGGGTTTTCTTTATTGTACTTGTTGACGTCATACTGAACTTCATGCGGCGAAGTGCTCATGCCGGTTTTCGAATCCGTCTTGTTCTGTTGGTTCGCTAAGGTAACGAAAAAGGATAGACTTCTATCTGCCATTATAACTAAATTTATATTTTAATTATATATTGTTTAAGCTATGATCTAAAATAATTACAAGAAGTTAATAGAAATTAACATACTGATAAAATTGATTCGAATAACAAATATTTTGTTATTCAACAGACGACGTTGTCTTGGGTTAACCATACACCCTATTTTGTTCATTACATTCAAGTAATCGTAATACATTTAGTTAATTTACCTCAAAAAAAGGTCAAATGGATTTTTTATCTAAACTTTATGATTTTATGTAACAAAGTTTATAAAACTCAATTTATTTTTATGTTACAACCGTATATTATCAAAGAACTTATATATCTGTAGCACACCGTAAAAATATTAACAATTTTAAACATTATTTTATATTTCTTGTAGTTTTTTTATTAACTGTTTTAAGCTATAATCTCTGATGTGATTATTTTATATTTTAGTGTGACATCTAGTGTAACTAATTCGTCTTGTGCGTTCCAGTCCTGACACAGACTGAAGTCGTCAAGGCAGTTTCCGGACATCTCCAGGACCATCCGTCTCGTTATACTGCCTCTGGTATCGTGCATTGTTATGACTGTCTCCGAAATGTTGTCGAAAAACTCACACGTCTGTTTTATTTGAGTATCAGAGTTAATGTTGAGTGTTATTACTATATTAGATTTATGTAGCGTGTATTTGACAGTATTGTCTTGTGCGAAGTCTAATACGGCACGTGTCGGTTCATTTTCGGGCTTGAACTTGAAAGAAATCTCGTACAGCGACTTATATACAGGGTTTACAGGGTTTACACATACTCCCGATTTATTGAATTCTTGTAGCATATTTATTGATTTTTGTAGCATATTTATTGATTTTGTAACATATTAATAGTCTTTCAGGATTTGTGTTATGTCGAAATCTGAAATCTTGTCCAGTATCTCTGTCGGCTGCTGCCCCTTTTCGAAATCCTCGTAGAAGTACAACAGGTTGAAATTGTGTGTGGTTAACAGTATTTCTTTTATATTGAACAACTTACTGTATTGTTTAGTAATGTTGAAATTAGGTATGTAATAAATATCCTTCTTTTTGTCTTTGGCCAAGTTGAATTTCTTAAGTATAAGTATCTTGAACAGGTCAGACGTGTGTAACTCGGACGCCAATATTTCCTCTTCGTCCATCATCTTCTTGATGTCGATGATGTACTTATTACGTATCTTATTCATTTTTATATACTTATCAAATTTCTTGCGGGTCTTGCATAGAACTAGGAAAAAGTTTAACGGTTTTAATTTCTGCATAATTAGTCTGCCAATAGATTTATTAGGTCAGAGGATATTTTCGAGATTAGTGTTTGACCATTTTCCAATAGAATCATTGGTATGTTCTTTATTACGGAAAAATCGTTCTCGCCCTCTACAACGATTTTGTCCAGTGCTGTTGTTATTTCTGTATTTTCTTTATACTTGTGGTAATATACTGATTTAAGCTCTGCGGTATACTCAAGCAAGTTGACTCCCTTAGAACGGTTATACTTTACCATCTTCAATTGATTGTCCTGGTCCTCTATCACGATGTACCACAATTTATTGGGATTAATCTTAATCTGTTCTAAGAACTGTAATGCCTTTACGGCCTTCGTGTTCTTGGGGAATTTCGCAATCTTTCCTCTGAGTTCAACGTTATTTTCCATGTTTGTTAAAATATTTATTATGTGAATAGAAGAATATATTACGAGTCGGTAATACCGAGTCCATTATAGACACTACCATGTTGCTCAATTTATCTAGGAACATGACATTGTTGTTATTATTATATAGTACTGGCGACAACGTCTTGTTCAATAAATTTTCAGTATAATTGTACCCCATTTCAGGTAAATCCGTATCGTGCTTGTGCCTAAGCACGTACATTTCTGGTATCTCACTATTTTCTTCTATTATATTTTTCATTATTTAAGTTTCTTTCGTTTTGTTTTTTCGGGCAGTATGAGAACGTTCACAGACGAGAACATACCCTGACCTGGCTGTGTGTTATAATAATTGTTATATCTGTCCGGAAATCCACCGCGTATGACTGGCAACTCGTTTTTCTCTATCAATATGTCGCCGAGTATCGTGTCAATGCCTAGTGATGTCTGACGGTTATATCTCTTGCCGTCTACCATTACTATCTCGTTATCCTCAGGATAGCGTTTATTCTTGTTCTTGAATTGCTCGGCCTTTATGATGAATTCGGTGTGATAATTTTCATTCTGTTCTGATATGAATTCTACAACTACGCTATCCACGCCATTCACACCGTCTAATATCCTTGTCAGGTCGGATGGCGGTATCCTATCTCGTCTCATTTCTGATATAAAATAATTCGAAATCTTGTCTGTCATCTCATTGACAATGTTGTCTTCCACAACATCGTCGTATATCCTCGTGGTGATGCTTATGATAAACTTTCTTATTGTCGGGTCTATTATCTTGACCTCATTTGTTATTATCTGTAAACCTTCCGAAGACAGGTAATTCAATACACGTTGCTTTTCGTCTGCGTCCAGTATGAACTTATCGAAATCGATATTGAAATAATTTGTGTCTGTATTCTTTCCGTAAAAAACTCTGATGTCAGGTATCAGGAAAACATTCACTAGGTTGTCTCCGCCTTCGGTCAATAGAGATTTACGCAATAACGTTATCTCTCTCAGGTTCTGCTTGACCAGCTGTTTGAGTGTCGATGTATTGTCGTTGCTGTCTATTTTGTGCAACAAATCTGTATTAGACTTAGCCAATTTGTATATGTCGTTTATCAAGTCTGGACTATTTCTATTGCTCGTATATACGTCGATTAGTGAGAATAATCCCAGACGCTTCAAGAAAAACTTATACTGGTCAGGACCTGCCAAAACAAAGTTAGAACTAACGTATGGCATTATGCTCTTCAGGTATTCGACAGAATCACCGTTCGATCCGAATGTAATCTGTGTGTTGATGTCCACATCGAAAAACTGGTCAGCGTCAACATCTTCTCCAAAGAAAGATTTTGGTAAATCTACGAATTTGAATTCATTCAATTGTGGGTCGACAAGGTTTCCGGCTTGACCTTCAGTCAATAGGAATTCGAATATAATCTCCGAACCTATAGGTGGAATCATCCCCTCATCGCTGTTACCGAAAAGCAAGTCTACTCCACCGGAGAATGACGTATACGGAACATACGCTTTCTCTTCCTGTAACATGTCGTATTTGTGTTTCTTGGGTGACCACAACTCTGAATTGACATAAAGTTTGAAACGGTAATTGTCGATGTCTTTACCGTTCTGTGCTGGTACGACATATGACTGATTTTTCTCACCAGTGCCAGTGAATGTTATCTGCTTCCAGATACCTTGAATTATGTTCAATAATACAGGCACCTGATTTGACAGTGTGAATGTTTGTTCGTCAGTATTTAAGTCTAACATGTAGTCTAGACTATTCTTCTGATTCTTCAACTTCTGTTTGTCTTTGAATACTATCTTACCGCCTTTAATCTCTTCGTTGACATCTATCCCTGCTTTCAGTCGTAATTTGATGCTTCCTACCGCTGTCTTTCCGCGCGCAGGATTGTATTGTCCAATTTTTGCCAGAGCTCTTATGGTCTTCTCGTTATTGTTCAACGGGTCGTTCATGTCGAACGAACGCTGCACACTCTGAACATGCAACATGTTCAACTGGAATAATTCTGTAACAACTGTCAATATCTGACCAAACGGCGATGCCAACGTGAAAGCGCTGTCTGCACGGTTATAAAACTTTTTCAAGTTAAATATTATCTGTTGATATAATTTTTTAAACGTTATTTCACTTAATTTCATATATCCATTCGATTAATTTTTTAGGCACATCACTGAGTGATACCAATTCTTTGTTGGAGTCGTAAGACAATTCCCACTTGTTTATATATGCTTTAAGAGTGAACGCATACGTGTCATCATTGCTCTGTAATTCGAACTTAAAGTCCATTGTAGCGCACGGCATATTTCCCTGTGGTATGAATTTCAAGTTCTGTATAAAATTGTTGACATTCTTTTCTTTCAATTCTGCATTGAATGCTTCGGTGCCTGCTAGTATGAAATCTGACATGTCCTTATTAGTCTGTTCCTGGTCCAACAGCTGCAGTATGTTCTCAAACGTCTCTGCGACTGTTGTTATTGTTATCGTCTTGTAATCACAATACAGCGTGTACAGATAGGTAATCACATTTTCGACAAACTGCTCTTTCGCAGAGTCGAGCCAAAATATTAATTTCACGTTAGCATAAAATTTCGTATCTATGGTCAATCCTTCTATATTATAAATTAATTTATAATTGGAATCAGATTTTTCCCAAATTTTATCAAACTTTATGACCTTATAGTTTTTTATAAAGCTCTCGAATTCTACCAGTGTCTGTTTGTCCATTATTATAATCGGTCAATTTTTATGCTATAACGTTGGTCTATCAGTGTTACAGGCAAATCTACATCGCTTATCCTGGTTATAGAGACTTTGTAACCCTTCAGTAACGTCAATAACGGGGACATCTTGGTATATTTACTTATGTCTACGTTCGTATTCGACGGCAATGCGCCCACGTTTGTGGCAATATCGTATTGATTTAAGAATGTATTTATGGCTGCAGCCGAGTTTATGTTCATCGATATGCTTATCTTCGTCACAGGCTTCACTATGAATCTTATGAATGCGTCATTGTTGCCTCCAGGAATCTGGAATGTCAATCCGACCAGAGACTGTAGTGTCAAACCTGCAGAATTCAATAACTCTATGTTATTGATGACTCCGCCTATACCCACTGTTATATTGATGTCTGATGTATATGTCGGTGTAGATAGCGAATGTATCAGACCAGTTATTGTGCCACTAACATATCCCGTACCTGGAACTAGCAATTCCAATGACACAACTTGGCTTCTGACATACGACGGATTGTTGCCTGTGTTATAAACCGCATACTGACTAGAAAAATTCTTGTAATTGTTTGCAGGTAATGCAGGATTCTGTTCTAAAAAGAAGTTATCTATGTATACCCTAGACAATGCCGGCAATTTTGTTACCAAATCGTCTTCAACGACGAATGAAAAAACTCTGTCATTAGTGTTGGCTTTGCTGTAAAATACGTTACGTATTTTCCATACCGGAACACTTGTTAACCCAGTAACCAATTCGTTTTTTGCTAATGTACCGTTATAATATTTCAGCACCGGTAAGCTGTATTCGCCTATCTGCTGTTTTATCACGTTTGTTCCGTCATTGTAATTGATGAACAGGTTCAGTTTCTTGTCGTTTATAGGTTCGTTGACCGGATTCGTTATAAATATTGGCTCCGTATTCGTCTTAGAATAAATTATAAAATCTACTTTCTGTTTGTATTCCAAGTCTTTATTTATAACCAATGATAAACTAGGCAGTGTTTTCGTAGTGTCATATTGTATTGTTGGTACGCTGTTGTCGTTGTTATTCACTATGACTAAAAAATCTTTTCCGTTGACAACAGTGGCAGTCTTTTCAACTATAGATATGTCCGTCAACGAGCTAACGTTTACGAATTCTGTGTACATCGATTTAGTATCAAACTGATATACGTAACCGTACTGTTTATCGACGCTGTCTAAACGCATCAACGGTGGGTTCACACTTGTATCCAATCTCGGAACAATCGTATCAGACTGACCGATCTGTAGGGTCGAATACACGTTAAGTAAAGTCTCGAGGTTATTCATCCTGTTGCGGACACTTTCGAGAGACTGTTGGTTGTAAACCAGACCAGTCAAGTCGTCCACTTTCTGATTGAGCAACAGATTAGAATTCATGTAATTCGTTATCTGGTCATTGAAATATGTTATCCTTGTCAAAGCCTCGTAAAATAGTTCCATCCCGAATAGAGAATAAACTTTATCGGGGTCGAAACTAGGCGGCTCGGTATCTGAGTCGATTGCGATATTAATATCCAAAGAAAATGTATAAGCATTACCGTCTTGGTAACCGTTACTCACAAGTTTCTTGGCCGTAGGTATCTTGGTCTTTGCGAATAACAAGTCATTCTCTGGAGTGTCCAGGAACTCGACACCGTACAAGTTTGTCGCAGTCCTGACGGTGTTTCCAGTAACATCTTCGATTGTATAATACCAAAGTATTGCATTGAACTCGAAATCTTTTGGCGCGATGTTGTTAAATGAAGTGGCACAGAACTCGTTGAAAGACTCTATAGGGTATACGTAACTGACGGCCTCTGCATAATCGTTTATGTTCAAGTTCAATGTCGCACCGTCAATAAGCGAACCGTCGAAATCCGGATACTTTAGCTGTGGCGATATGTTCGACGACGAATTGTTACCGAAGTAATTTCCCCAACGTCTTATGATGTCACCGGTCTGTGTCTCGTAAAGTGAATTAGTGTTGTCGAATTGCGCCCAGATGTCTCCAGGATATAATGTCGGGTTTATCAATATCGGGTTGTTCGGGTTCTCACCTCCCTGTATCTCAGCCTGTATCTCGCTAGCCAAGATTGGGTACTGCGAATTCGGCTTGTAGTTGTTGTCGTTCTTGATGTTCCATAGCGTATAGGGAATCTGTCCGTGTTGGTGTGATATGTAAGCAAATGTCTCAGTGTACGCTTTGTCAGGTAATTGAACATTGTTCAATCCGCCGACCTCACATATATACTGCACGAATCTGTTGTAAGAATTATATAACTCACGGTCAGAGATAGTGCCGAAACTTGCGAGCGTCGCACCTATCGCTATCTCTACGACTATCGTGTCATTTATCGTGACCGTAGTAGCCACACCTATGACTTTTATCTGTGACTGAGTCGCAGAATATCCTATGCCAGGTGTGATGTTATCTATCAACGGTCGGTTCAATATTATGAAATCGCCCGGTTCGAGTTTTGTAGACGCTGTAAGCTGTATCGTACAATATTGAAATCCTGGTGTTACAGGCGGCAATACTGCTGGCGTTACAGGCAGTGGTGCGGTGTTACCGAGTTGTACTGTGACAACGTCATAAATCGTAGAGGAACGCTCCTTGAAAAGATATTCCTTGTAGTGGTTCGTGTTTCCAGAGATTCCGTTGTCGTTGTATTTGGTGTCTGCACCGAAGTACTCCTGTCCTGGGTCTGCCGTCTCGAAATCTATTATGTTGAGACTCTTGCACCACTTCCAGAATATCTTCTCTGTCGTCGTGTACGGCTCAAACGTATCGTAGTAGTAAGTGCTTGCACTTATCTTGGAGTTCCTTATAACAGATTCGTGATTAGCAACATAGTTACGTAATGACTCTACTAATGAATCTTTTAAGAATGCCGGAGGTATAGATGAGTTATTCTGGTAGAATGCTCCGTGCGGGTGTGCTGAAGTATTCTCGAAGTCCATCACTCCAGAAATAGACGAGGACCCTATAATCTGTTTTGGGAAATTTACCAACACGTAATGCGACAAGTACATCCTATAGTTCTCATTCTGTGACTCGAAATTCTTGTCTTCTTCTACCGAAGGGAAAACGTACAACGTCGTGCCGTTTTTCTTCAAGGGTTTATATAATGGTGTTATCATGTTTTTTTGGCTTTATGTTATTTTATATAATATTATTATAGTACAAATAACATAAATGTTTTAAAAACAAACAAATAAATTATTATGATTTTAGATAAATATTTAACAGTATATATTAAAAATACGTCGGCACAGTCATATTACATGCGGATTACTGACAATACAACAGACATACCTTTAAATGATTTTGCACACATACCATTCGAGTACATTTCGCACAATTCGCACGAAAAAATAAATTGCAAATGCAAAATTTGTGATAAGACAAGTAACATATCATATTCTAAATACAACAAGAACATTAAGGAATACAATTACTATACATGTAAAAAATGTTCTATTGTTAAAAGAAAACAGACCACAGAATTTCGGTGTTTGAAGGTTTTTTATTAAAATTAAATCCGGAATATATAGGTGGATTTGATAATGTGTGTTTAACAAAAAGGTCTATTAATGCGTTTAAGTCAAATAAATTAATTGAGGATTTTATAGAATTATTTAAGAAATTGAAATAACTTGGTTATGTTATTTTCTACTATTATATATTTTATTTCACATATCCCAGCCAATGTTTAATATGTAAGTATTATATTTTAGTATTTAGAATATATATCATATGTGTCCATGTTTTTTACCGAATATTGATAAGAATTTTAAACTTTTAATATATAACAGTAATAAAACAAGAAATACAGACAAATAACATGATAACCACCATAAACGAATTCCGACAATTCAACGAGTCCAACAACTGGACCGACGAACAGCGTGCCGAGAAATTAGAGCAGATTATCGAATTAGGCCGTGAAATGATAAGTAACTACAGACTTTCTGAAGAATCAGCTGAATTCAAGTCTGAAAAAAATGCCGAGGTTGCAGAGTTGTTACAGCGCTTGAACAAGACGTCTGTTATAGCCGAGGGTGTTCTGATTGAGGTATACAAACCTTTCACGCAGAAGCGTCTATCGAATAAGGCGTATTTCGATTTCGTAAACAACAGCGTTGGTGTGATAAACCAAGACTTCATAGTACTCAGCGATGCCGTAAGAACACTGTCAACAAAGTTGACAGGAGCAAGCTCGCACATAAGAATGACGCACAATACGCGAGACATAGAGACAGGCACGATGAAGACCACAGAATCGCTGTCTGGCGCATGGGAGTCAATCAAATCTTGGTTTGACGGTTTCAAGAACAGGATAATGGGCATGTTGCCGAACATGGAGTCTGAATTAGACGAGATAAAGAAACAGTCGGCGCAATTCAGTGTCGTTACAGAATCAGTAGGTAATAATGCGTCTAATTACGTATTAGAAGATATTGTTGACGGTTTCTTACAACCATACATAACAGAGATGACAGACTACAGACTAGACCACGACGGAAACACTGTGATGCTTTACATACCAATAGATGACGTTAAGTTCGACATCAAGGACCAACACTCTCCGGAATGGAACATATTGAACCTTGCATTCCAGGAGTTCTGCAATGAACACGGCTTATACGATTTCGAAGTCACCACTACAGACGGTTACACAGACCTAGTGTTCTCAGCAGATACGGACACCATAGACGTGCGCAATCCTAGATACGAATCCAAAGTGAACGAGATTATGTCAGACGATCAACGCGCAAGGCGTAACGCGACATCAAAGGCGTCCCATGCGAAACGCCGCCAACAGAACAAGGCGATAGCCGACGTTCTGACCAAGGCGAAAGAAGCGATAGGCTACGCGGAAGACGAGGAATACTTTCTAGACCTCGCAGTCACCAAAGAGAAAGCATTGATGGCAATGCTCGCAGAATTCAGTGCCAAGTCTATCGTTATAGATGATAAAATCTTGACACTAGTCAATATCGCGGCCAAAGAAACACTGGATATGAAAGAATACATCGATAAAATCACAAATGCCGAGGAAGTCGGTAATGCCGTTGCTAAAATGTCACAAGCGCTTATGGAGATGCATAAGAGTGTAATAAACGTGTCCGGAAGCACCAGACACATATCAGACACTTCCGATTCTCCAGACGGAACGTTCAACGCACATTTTGATCACGAGACAAAGACAGTAGTTACACCGACGACCGAGGGCGCAGCTAACGAGAGCGCGGGTTCATTCATAGCGAAGATATGGGACAGCATTAAGATGTTCTTCAAGTCTTTCAAGAGAGCGTCCAAAGAAGCAGATAACGCGTTAGCCGCGATATAATATGTTGAAGAGAAACGAGGTTAATATAATCAAGGAAGGCTGGGCTACCGGACTTCTAACTAAATACAAGGACAACTTCAATGAGTTCTTCACGAAACTGAAACATCAGTTCCAGTACAATGCAAAGGCGAAGGCAATCCTGTCAGGTTACATAACCACAGGCGCGATAACCAAGGCCGATGTTGCAGAGCTGAAGACTATGAGCACAGACCTTCTCAAGATGGTCGGACTCGGTGCCATAGCAGTGATGCCGATTCCCGGAGGAATACTCTTGATGCTGTTCCTGATTAATTCCGCGAAACATATAGGCATAGACCTGATACCGTCACACTTTGAAGCAGTAGCCAACGGCATAGACTATAATATCAAAGTCGAGGACGATGACGAGGACGGCGATAGGACTGCAGTAACAATCTATAATACTGACAAGACACAACCAAACATGATAGGCAAACTCATATTTGAGAAGACCTTCACTGGACTGGACCTGATGGGAGTCATAGACGAGGACGAGTATGACAGAATATTTTCGGATGATTCGTATGTCAGGATAGAACACATAAAAGTCGAACCGTTTTACGCAAGAACCGGATTCGGTAGGATACTCATGGACGTGGCGCTCGTTGAGATAGGCAAGACCAAATTCGACAGGATATACCTCAACGCATCGCCGATGGGACACAGATTCCCCTCAAAAATCTCATCGCATTCTACGAGTCATTTGGCTTCAATGTATTCCACAAGGAAGCAAATAATGCCGAGATGTATAAAGAAATATAACAATACATGGCTTGCTAACAAAGGAATGTTAGAAAGTTATTTTAAATAAATTTTAATATGTTAAAATTTATCCGTATATTTACAGAATGATAGATACACTTTTAAACACCGTCGAAGAGAGACTTACAAGTCTGCCTGAAGAAAAGGTCATTAGACGACACACCCGTTGGATAGCGCTACAATCTACAGTTCCAATCATAAATACTATATTCGGTGTATACATAAATCCACACTGCCACATATTAGAGTCATACGACCAGAAACACATAAACAAAATCAAAAAATGATGATAACTAGCTATAGATACACGTACTGCGAACCGTACACTCGTCCAATTAAAGAACTGCTGTTATTACAGAGTAAGGGCGAGACTATCACGAGAGAAGAGAAAGAGAAAGTCGTAAAATACGCCAACAACCAACGCAAGAAGAACCAAACAAAAAATAAATAATATGGAAACGGAACACAAAACTGTGTTGACCCGAGAGCAGATCGAGTACATAGCAAAGTACCTGTTGGTGTTCAAGCGAGCGTATTATCATATAACACGCAAGCAGTTGACTACGGAAGAGATAATAGACCTGGTCCTGAGAGACGAGATAACATTCGAAGACGTGTTCATGGCTCATATAGATGAACGGTTCGATATAAACGGTGATGAAGCAGACGATGACTTCTGGGAGCGGAACATGGAGATGTTCGCGTATGAGAACTACTACCCGGACGAACACAAGAATGTCAACGACGGTGCATGGATTAAGATACGTACCGAAAATGGTTTTGAGGTACACTACGCAAAGAAATCCGGACGCAAGAGACGGTACAACGAGGAATACTCTGAATTGATGAAAAAATGCCATAAACTTATGGAAAAGTCCATAGACAATCTAAGTTGCATACTGACGTCTGATGAACTCACAAGTCGTACGGAACCCGGTAATAAAAAGCTAGAGTCAATATCTTCCAAGATGAAGGAGCTGTCCGTCAGGATGGTGATAGACCTGCCGGTCTACGAAGTGAAGATAAATCGTACTAGACACGTTACCGAATACTACATGCCATGTCAATACGAAATTGTTTCTGACATAGACGAATTCTCCGGGGCTTACGCCCAGAGCGCGCCGGGCGTAACCGTCAAATCGTTATATACATCGAATAACGCGGACGCCGTATTCTATCTACAGAGCCGTGGAATATCTAAGAAAGTTGCTGAAATGATGGCGGCTCTCAAACAGACATACTTCAAAGTAGACATGACAATTGCGATGAAAGCGTATCACGAGGTATTAAATGCCAGAATTAAATACGTAAATACGTAAAACAATTTTTAATGTTCGTTTATTATTGATATATTTGCATTACAATATAAACCGAGATATTAATAAATATGTTACAAACAACAATTTTTCTGAAGAGACTATTTCTAATTGCATTCATGACAGTGGGAGCTATACTGTTAACTGGGTGTCAAACAAAAGTACAAATTGCGCCCGAACAGGGAAATGGATTACACTACAAGTTCATCGATTACATAGGACCGGACAGCTGTAAATTGTACAAGTGCGCTTATCAGGGCACCGA